ATGGATAGGATGTCTAAGTCAGGCAGGCTTCCAAAGCTGCCTAAGAAAATAGTTAAGACAACTATTGTCACAGGACTTGAAGCATTAGGACGGGGCCACGACTTAAATAAACTAGATAGCTTTATTCAGGGTGCGGCTCAATTATTAGGAGATCAGTTTGCTACTTATGTAAATATGAGTGACTATCTCAAGCGCCGCGCTACTTCGCTGGGTATCGATGTCGAGGGCCTTGTCAAATCAGAAGAAGAAATAGAAATGGAACAACAACAGGCGGCTCAACAGGCGATGGCTCAGCAAGTGGCTCCAAATATAGCCAACGCTGCTGGTAAGATGGCTAGTGATAACCCTGAAAAGCTACAGCAAATGGCTCAGATGGCTCAGCAACAGATGCAAGGATAGATTATGGGAATACCATTCGGAACTAGGTCAGCGCTCACGGTACTCCAGCGCGGAGGCACGCATAAGACTGGGGAACAGATGAACCCCACAGAGCGTAGAAACTACGTGTCTAAAGTTAAGGCAGAGCTTCAGGCTCAAGCCGAGAAGAAGAGAAAAAAGAAACCTGTTCCTAAGAAGGGTGCAGGCCAACAGCCAAAATCTCACAACAAATATTATAAATAAATCATCATGGGTAAGACGGTAATGAGGTCAGGCCCCGCTCCTGACAGCAAAAAATTTAAAACTCCAGCTGAGCGAAGGAAGGCTCTTCTTAGGATTCAGCAAGGGGGCGCTCAGAAAGTCGGCAAGGTATATGACGATGTCGAGAAGCGGATCAAGATTGCTGAAGGCGTAGCGAAGACTGCCATTGCTATCGATACAGCAGCCGCTGTAATAAACCCAGTGAGTGCAGCCAGAAAAGTTGTAGTCAAAGCGGGTCAGGAAGCTGCCAAGCGGCACGCCGCCAGAGTTGCCGGTCAGATCACTACAACAGCGACAGGCAAGGGAGGGACGCGAGCCGGGGCAGAAGCAGCTAAGAAGACTGCACAAGCAAAAGAAAATCTAGGGAGTAAGTACGGCCCAGCAAGGCAACCCCGCAGGGACGCAGCGAACAAGCTGAAGGCGAATCAAGCGGAGGCAGCTAAGAAAACTACTCCTCCTAGGCAGAGTGGGCCTGATCCACGTGGTTCCTCTGCATCTCACACCAGTCATAAGGCGGCTCGAAGGGACAACCCTCAACAGACTGTAACCAAACACAGAAAGACTACTCAGGAATATCCGAGACTTCCAAAGGATACTACGAAGCCTCTTCAAGGCCCCATGTTACCGCCGTCGTCTTCGAGCAAACTGAAGCCGAAGTTCGGAAAGGAGAAGGTGGCGGTCAAAAGAGACCCAGCATCTGTGAAGAAGAGGGGCGCAGACATGACCAAGGCTGAGAAGGATGCCCGTAAGACAGCTGATCAGGCCTCACGAAAGAAGTCCCACGGCCTGACAGGTAGGGAGAAACTTAAAGCTGCAGATGCAAGCAAGCAGGCCCAGAAGGAAGGCTTAGCATCCAAGAAAAACTTTCTGACACAGGGTAGTAAGGGTCAGAAGCGTAGAGAGAAACTAGGAGCTAAACGTGCTGATAAAGCAGAAAGAAAACAACGTAGATAAACATCATGGTAGAGAGAGTACAATTCAGTGACCAAGACTCAGGCCCAGATGCACCAGAAGAAAATCTGGAAGCATCCGAAGAGACCGTTCAACAACAGGAAGAACCATCCCGACCAGACTGGCTTGCTGACAAGTTTAGCAGTCCAGAAGATATGGCTAAGGCGTATTCGGCTCTTGAAAAGAAGTTCTCTTCAAGGCAAGCGGAAGAGAAAGGCCTCCTTACGGATGCTGATTTTGCCCAGTACAATGAAGAGTACGCTGCCAATGGTAGCCTGACCGACAAGAGCTACGATGCTCTGGGAGCTAAGGGGTTGTCCCGTGACCTTGTAGATAACTACATCAAGGGGCAGACCCAACTCATAGATGCTGAGACCAGTGAGCTAATGGATGTAGCTGGCGGCGAGGATAACTACAAACAGATGACATCTTGGATGTCTGAGAATCTAGATCAAGAGGACATAGACTCTTACAATGAAGCTATAGAAGGCTCTGCCTCACTGGCTAAGATGGCCATCAAAGGCATGTTCGCTCAGTGGTTGCAGTCAGGAGGAACAGGAGAGGGAGGAGAACCTACTCTGTTTCAAGGAGGCCGTACCGCTCAAGAAGGAGGCTACGGATCGATGTTTGATATGCAGCAAGACATGAAGAACCCACTGTATAAAGCAGGGGATACAAAATTCCACGCGCACGTTGAGCGCCGTCTGGCAATGTCAGGCGATTTAACATGATGAAAAAGATACTACTTATCGTAGGTGTAGCGTTGTTCGCAACGACTGCAGGAGCGGAGACCTTTGGAGCAAGCCTCAAGCCTGTCCCGAATGTCACCTTATTCGGCCAGACAATCAAGTGGGGCATCCCCTCCTTGTGCTTAGGGAAAGCAGCGGGGGTTCTCCCTGATGCTAAGGTTTCTGCTGAAGGAGTCAGCTTTAAGCTTCCTTGGATAGCAGTAGACATCCCTCTCCCCTCTCTTATTCTTGGGTTCAAGACTAACAGGGTGGAGCTAAAGCTGGGAGAGGTTGACACAAACCTACGAAAAGGAAAGTAATGCCAGACACTAAACTATCTGTACCAGTGGTAGGCGAAACGGTTAAGAAACCGGGATATAAATCCACTGAATTCTACATGAGCATGTTGGCCGTAGTCGTTGGGGCTGTCGCTTCTTCTGGGATTCTGGATGAAAGCGATGGGCTGACCAAGGTTGTCGGTTTAGTCATGGCTGCTTTAGTAGCGCTAGGTTACACTGGCTCACGACTGACTCTTAAGAAACTAGATAAAGCCAATGGGAACGGTACTTCTAGCAATTCTTAAGGAAATACTTAGTTTACTTTGGAATGAGGCTGCTGAACCAGTTAAAGCATCGGTTGCTCCTGCTGTTCCTCGCAAGTTGCGTGATGCTTGGAAGCAACGGATGCTTGACAAGTGGGAAAAGAGTAGTATTCATTCCAACGAGTGACGCACTGGTTCGTATTGGGCCAGACGTCACAGGTCGAGTCTACCATTGGACAGGCTCAGAGTGGGAACTCTCTAAAAACAGAGTCACTCTGCCTGAAGGATGGTTAGCTGGGCCATTAGATTTGCCCGTAGGGGAAGCCGAATAGCCTGTTACGACAGACAACTTGGACGCAAATCCAAAGGCGTTATGTAATAGACCATAGTGAGTGCTGTGGTCGTTTGTTGTAATTAAATAAAGAAAGGCTAAATTGATATGGCTAACATATTCACCGATAGTGTTGGGCGCGTAGGCGCTCAAGGCAGTACTGGATCAGGTACTGGCGATAGTCTTGCACTCTTTTTAAAGAAGTTTGCAGGAGAAGTTCTCACGGTATTCGATGAGAAAAACATAATGAAACCCCTTCATACGATGCGAACCATCTCGAAGGGTAAATCAGCACAGTTCCCTGTAATCGGGACAGCCAATGCAGGCTACTATACACCGGGGTCTTCGATCTTGGAGAACAGTGGGCCTGCTGCGGGTGGACTCAACAAGTTCGCTCAAACTGAGCAAGTCATTCACATTGATAAAGTTTTGATGGCATCGACCTTCATTGCTTCTATCGATGAGTTGGTTTCTCACTTTGATGTTCGTGCGCCTTACAATCACCAACTCGGTGAAGCTCTGGCTAACGAATTTGATAAGAACGTGTTGAAAGTCGCAGTGAAAACTGGCGGTAAGCAAGGAACCAACACTGGCTCGGAAGATCATACTGATGATTTCGTGCCTGCTGATGCCTTCATTACTGGTCAAACTAAGCTCGGCTCTGTGGTCTACAGTAAGCAATCCACTACTGGATCAGCTACTGCTGCTGCAAAGACGATAGCGAACACCGCACATGCTCGGCCTGCTGCTTCTACTAACGTAGAGGGCGCACTGAGGGCTGCTCCAGACGCTGCTTTTATTAGACGCGCTCTGTTTGAGTCTGCACGTTTGCTTGACGAGAAGGATGTGCCGAAGAGTGATCGGTATGCCATCGTTACTCCTGCTATGTACTACGAGATGGTCAACAACTCGTCTGGTACTGACGTAGTAAGTTCTTCCATGATCAACAAAGACGTTGGTGGTGAAGGTTCTTTGGCTGGAGGTACTATTGTTCGTGTTGCTGGTATCACCCTCTTGGTGAGCAACCATCTTCCGAATAGTAATACGCTGGGTACTAACACTAACCAATGGTTGTCGGCTAGTGCAGGCAATGATTATCGTGCTAAGTACGGTAACTTGGCTGGTATCGTGTTCCAGAAGGGTGGCTTTGCTACCTTGAAACTGATGGACTTAACGATGGAATCTGAATACCTGATTGAACGTCAAGGTAATCTGTTCGTTGCTAAGTACAGCATGGGTCACGGTTCCCTCCGTCCTGAATCAGTGGTTGTATGGTCTGACGGTGTCCGTCCGACTATCGACGCAAACTGGTAAGAAATAGTTCATGTTGGGAACCCTCTGAAACATGGGGGTTCCCTCTTTTTTAATTTGTTATGGCTTACGGATCAAACACAAGCAAGTTGGAGGCAGTCAATCAGATGCTGTCTACCATTGGGCAGTCACGTATCAATGCGCTGGCTAGTGCAGGAGAAGCTAATGATGCCCAAAAAATTTTAGAGGAAGTAGACAAGGCTGTTCAGTCTGAGGGCTGGCACTTCAACAGGTTCAACGATGTTCCTCTTGTTAAAGGTACTGGAAGTATCGGCCACACGAACAACGGCACAGCTATAACCACAAGCACACCTCACTACTTGGTGAAGGATGAGAATGTGATTAACGAGGGAGTCACGTTAACAGTGGCCTCCATCACAAGCAACACTGTGGCAGTACTGAGTGCTGCACCTTCAGTAACTACAACTTACTACGCTGATCGTATTGAAGTACCAACAGATGTCCTGAACATTGACCTATCGATTTATCAGTACGCTGGCATCGACCCAGTCGCTAGAGGTAAGTTCCTCTTTGATCGTAAAGACAGTAGCTACAAGTTTACTGACGATGTTAAGGCAATCATTACATATCAGTTACCTTTTGAAACCACTACGGATACAGGTGAGCCTGCTATCCCTGAGTATGCAAGAAGGTATATCGTAACAAAAGCGGCTCGTATATTTGCAGGGAGACATGTCGGTGATCCCCAGTTGGTGAAGCTAGCCTCCCAAGAAGAGTACGAAGCTCGAATGAATTTAATACACAAAGAGAGTGAGAATGGTGACTACAGTATATTCAACAGTCGCCTGTCTAACTACACCGTAGTGCGTGACGCCTCTACCTCGTATCCCTATGCTGTTATTGCGTAATGCCTTTAGTCAAGAATGCTACAACCAGTCTAGCGCAGGGAGTCAGCCAGCAAGCTGAAGCTCAGCGATTCCCGTCTCAAGCTGAAGAGCAAATCAACGCCTACTCATCACCCATTAAGGGGCTGGTGAAGAGGCCTCCCACTAAGTTCATAAGTCAGATCGATGCTGACACGGGTGGCTCTGCTTTTGTACACACGATTAACAGGGATGCTAATGAGCAGTATGTGCTGGTGGTTAATCCAGACACACAGATAGAGATCAACAGTATAAACTATACCACCAACAAGGTTAATGTCGCAGCGGTTCTCTCAGTCAATGATGCCATCCGGTTCGCGAACGCAGGAGACGGAACGCTTCCAATAGGACTAGAGGCGGGAGTCACCTACTATGTCCTCTCCTCTACAGCTGTAGCAGACACGTGGGATATAACGGTAAGCCACACCAAGGGAGGAAGTATCGTTAATATCGGTAAGGCTGAGATAGACAGCGTAAGGATTACATCTGTTAAAGATAAAGAAACAGGCCAGTGGGTGGATGGTGTGTTTCTGGTCACCTTCGCTGCTAATCATGGGTTTGTGAAGGGGGATAAGGTCAGGATTCAAGGTCTAAATTCCCCCGCCGATACCTTGATATTTGCTACAACAGAGTATGAACTTCGTGTCCCTGATAACTATGATTATCACTATACCTATGCGAGTTCCACCTACTCTGTAGCAACGTGGAGTCCCAACCAGTTTGTGCTGGGCATAGTGGGAGCCGATACTGCGGGTTTGGGAGACAACCTCGGTTACCTTGTAGACAGGAGGTACGAAGCAGTAGGGTCTGTATCTGGCTTTAGGATGTTGGGAGACGCAGGGGCAACACAGCAACACTTTGTATTGCTAGATGGTGCTGGTAATAGAACCCACACTAAAGGTAACAAGCTTCACTGGGACTGGTCTGACGGTGGGACTGAGGCTTTCCCCGTTGATTGGGACGGCACTAAATTGTTGGGTGCTTCGATCCGATTGGGAACTATTGTTGCAACAGGGAAAGCTTACAGAGCCACGATCATTGCGAAGGATGACACCGCTAGGACACTGACTCTTGATCACTATGTCGATCTCAACGATGAGCTTTTTGATTCCCCCGTGCTTCATGAGGACACAGGCGTCCCTTATAATTACAACAAAAGCACCAACCCTAAGTGGCTTTTCATTTCGTACTGGTCAGACACTACCTCCTCTGTTTACAGCGCGGGAAGTAACCCAAGGCAATTCATTGACACCACCACTCCACCTCAGACTTCAGCAAGCTACGTAGGTGCAGACGCTCAAGCCGGTTTTCTCAGAGTAAACAAAGGTGGCATCCAAATCTATGACGCCAAGACCGGAGCAGAGAAGGCGCTTAAAATAGACTCAGGGATCGACTACCTGACAGACGGCAACGACCCTCTAAATAATTTAAAAGCTGTTACGATTGCTGACCACACCTTCCTTGTTAACACCATGCAGACAGTCAGGGCGAAAGGTAACGTCAGGTACTCGAAAAGGTTTGAGGCCTTCCTCACTGTTCGCACTGCAGACTACGGTAAAAAGTACGGAGTAAAAGTAGGTAGTGCAGCCAGTCCTCGTACAACAGACGCCACTGGACTGGATGAAGGTGTGCCTGTTGGGACACTCACAAGTGATGAGGCTTATGTAGATATCGCTGGTTATGATGAGAACATGAAGGGCGATAAATGGATATTTAGAATCAAGGCTAAGGGTGATGACCCAAAGTTTAATAACTGGCAGATAAGAATCCTCCAAAACTGGAAGTGGCAGGGGC